CTTGCAAAACATCCTGCTCTACCAACGGAGCAATCAATTCTCTTTTTACTAAAACTGTATCGAACATGCCCAGGGGACTATCCTACCTTTCTAAATAAAAAGTTCTCAAATTTTTCTTTTTTTCGATTTAAAAAATAAATCGAGTCATCATATATATAATCGTACATTTTAATATTTCTTTCTATTCCATGAAAATATATTTCATAGAAATTGCTAATTTTTTTTGATTTATAAATTTTGGGATTTAATCCTAAATTCGTAAAAATATCATTTAAATTAAGTATAAAATCTTCTGTTGAACTGATTGAGGATTTTATTTTGTTTTGTTTTGAAATTGAAATACATCCATCTCCATCAAAATAACCTCTAATGAAAGCTTTTAATAAAGAATCATTATTTTTTATAAATTGTGGAAATTTTAAGATTTTTGTTTTTCGTGGCACACATCCTAAGCTTACTAAATCTGAGCAAATTTTTCTATTTACAATACTTAATCCGCATCTTTCTTTAATTTTAAAGCCATTTTTATCTATTTTTGATTTTCTAAATTTTAAAGGTCTATTTGTTTTTAGGCAAATTTTAAATAAATCTATTATTTTTAAATCTTCAAGTAGAAGTTCAATTGATAAATGATTTATTGAATTTTTAATATAAACATTTCCGTCTGCATACAATAGGCCTAAAAAATATGCTTTATCTATAGAGTCTATTTTTGAAAAATAATTTTCATCTATTTCGTACATACCAATAATTACACCTTAAAATGGGTAATTACGATTCTTTTTTTAGTTTTTCTAAGATATTTGAAATTAATGACGCTTTATCTTTAAAGTTTTTATCAGAATTTTCTAAATATCTAAAATGAAATCTTGCGGAAGATTTATTAACTTCGAATTTGTAATTCCAAAGAGCTTCTCTAATAAGATCTATTTCTTCTTGACTTAAACTAAGCTGTCTGTCCATAAATAATTTGTTTAAATTTATGAAGAGTTTCAGCTTTTTCAGCATGAGCCATTGATTTGCAACTATTTAATAATTGCATTGAATGATTTTGATTATCTTTTACCATTTCGTAGACCTTTTTCATTTGTTCTGGATTTGAAAAAATAAAATCAGTTGTGATCGGATATTTTGAAAGTTCAATAGTATTCAAGCACTCTTCGGAAAATATTGGCACTACATTATAACTCAAAGACTCATAAAATCTATTTGCGAGGTGGTTGTAATAGGTATGCGTCTTTTCATCTTCAATATAAAGTGAACAAAGATATGGAGCTAAACCTTCTTTATCCCACTTAATGCGGTCAATAAATTTTTCTGTTTTTACTCCCGCATTTAAAAATTTTTCACGATTTTTCTGGTGAGTGCTAACAACAACATCATTGTTAAGATATTTAGCAAAGTACTTTGACCTGTCGGCTCTAAATGAGCCATAATATATGATATCATTTTTACTGGAAAGTGGAATGTTTACTGGCGCGTAAATTAACGTATTTAAATTAAGAATGTTCCAATTGTTTACATATTTCATTACAACTTTGCTCGGCTCATGAGAATGGTTTGCAATTACGTCATATTTGCGCCCCCGTTTTACAGCCATCCAAAGTGCGCGAGGTTCTCCTAAATTATACTCATTAGTAATATAAAATAATTTCGCTTCGGGATTGGCTTCCAACCAAGCGTAATCTACAAAAGAATAGTGAGATGCATGATTAAAAATAATTGCATCGTAGCCCGATTTAATATTATCATTTACGTTTGGATAGGACCAAATTAAATCTGCGTTTAAATAATCGGCAATTGTTTTGGCGTTTAAAAGATGTAAATTATTTGAAAGCTTTGGGCCTCCCTTGTGAGAATCAATGATCAAGGTTTTCATAAAAATAATATATACACTACTTTTTGGGCATGGTCAAGTGTAAATATGAAAGTATGCCTATTCCAACCCCCCAAAAAAATCAAGAGGAGGAATCATTCATGCAAGATTGCATGGGCGATCCTACCATGAACAAAGATTTTAAAGATCAAAAACAAAGAGCTGCAGTTTGTTACCGACAATTCAGAACCAGAAAAGACAAAAAGTCCGATGCTTCTGAAGAAGTTAAATGGTCAGATGTTAGCAAAAATGGAGCTATAGGATTAGTTTAATATGAATAGGCGAGATTTTTTATATTCTGGTTTTGTAGGTGGATTGGGACTTTCAATGGGGGATATTTTAAAATTACAAGCTCAATCTTCTGTTTCTGCTAAAGCTCAATCGATTATTCACATTTATTTGCCAGGGGGCTTTGCCGCACAAGAAACTTTTGATCCGCATCCAAATGCACCTTCTGAATACAGAGGTTCATTAAAATCAATTAAAACATCAATTCCTGGCGTTCATTTTTCTGAACACTTGACTAAGACAGCTAAAATTGCAGACAAACTTACCGTAGTTCGCTCAATGACGCACGGAGAGGCTGCGCACGAAAGAGGCACAACCAGTATGTTTACTGGCTACCGTCCATCTCCAGCCTTACAATATCCTTCTTTTGGCTCTATTGTTTCTCACGAATTAAAAGATAGGAACAATTTGCCTGCTTATGTTTTTATTCCTACAAAAATAGCAAACAATGGAAATGATCCTGCTGGAACAGGTTATTTATCTCAATCATTTGGTCCTTTCAGTTTAGGTTCGGACCCCGCAGAAGAAAAATTTAAAGTTAGAGATTTAAGTTTGCCAGACAATGTTTCCGCAGAAAGATTTGCCAAAAGGAGAAGCATATTAGAAACAGTAGATAGTCATTTTAAATACATTGAAACTAGCGACGATGTTGCTGCAATGGATGAATTTTACCAAAAAGCTTACGCAATGATTTCGTCTCCAGAAGCTCGCGAATCTTTTAATTTGCAAAAAGAAACTACAAAAACAAGAGAGTTTTATGGAATGAATCAAGCGGGACAAAGGCTTCTCATGGCCCGTCGTTTAGTAGAAGCGGGAGTTCGTTTTGTCTCTGTGACATATGGAGGCTGGGATATGCACACCAATATCGCAGGAGGAATCGCTAAACAACTTCCTCCATTCGATCAAGCTTACGCAGCTTTAATTCAAGACTTGGAGCAAAGAGGAATGCTGGATTCAACAATTGTTTTAATTAGTTCTGAATTTGGTCGCACTCCCAAAATCAATAAAGATTCTGGCAGGGATCATTGGCCAAGAGTATTTTCTGTTGTTTTCGCTGGCGGAGGATTTAAACAAGGAATGGTTTATGGATCGTCCGACGCTACTGGATCGGACGTAGAGGACAATCCATTCACTGTAGAAAATTTAGCCGCAACGATGTTGAGTCAAGTTGGAATTGATCCAGAAAAGCATTTAATTGCACCTGGAGGTCGTCCAGCTTCAATCGTCTACAATGGCCAAATAGTTAAAGATATTTTAATGTAATTACCAATGGCGTATAACGCCAGCGATAATAAAAGCATTTGTTATTAAGTAAGACAAAAAGATTATTGTTCTTACTATTGCAACTTTATCTGCCGTATGTCTGTTTTCGTGAGCCTTTTCTCCCAAGGCTTTTGACCATATGTACCAGAAATTTTTCATTAAGCGCAGTGGTATAATTCTATTTTATAAATATGAGCCATTTTTGCTAAAATAGCTTTGTCGCATTTATCATAATAATTAATAAAATATATTCTCTTGACCCCATATGAAGCTAAATTCTTTAAGCAATCATAACAAGGGGCAAGTGTCATTGCTATATCAGGGCATTCATGAGGTTTAATATATCTTAGTAAATTTGTTTCAGCGTGAATAACAAATTGCCTCCGCTTATCTCGATCCGACCAATCAATCTCTATTTTGGGTGGTGCTCCGTTATAACTAACGGCAGCAATTGATCCATCTTCTCTAATTGCGACCGCTCCAACTTTGCAATATGGATCTTCACTTCTTTTGGCTGCGACTTCAGCAAGTTGCAACCACCATTCAAGTTTATCAACTCTAGTCATTAAAATAATTCTTTAATTACGTTTCCGTATACGTCAGTTAGACGGAAAGGTCTTCCATTGTATGTGTAAGTTAACTTTGTGTGATCTAATCCCATTGCATGTAAAATAGTTGCGTGCAAATCGTGGACATGGACTTTATCTTTTTCTGCTCTACCTCCAGTTTCGTCAGTTTCTCCATAACGCTGACCACCTTTAATTCCTCCACCAGCTAACCAAGTGGAAAAAGCTTTGCCGTTGTGATCGCGGCCTGGAGCGCCAGCAGAACCGCCTGCTGTTACAGTGCGACCAAATTCTCCTCCCCATATGATCAGAGTGGAATCAAACAATCCTCTTTGTTTAAGGTCTGCGATAAGTGCCGCAATAGCTTGATCATGAGTCTTAGTGGTGCGAGGCATGGCTTCTTTAATGTTTTCATGGTGATCATAGCCACCAATACTAACTTGAACAAATCTGACTCCTCTTTCTACTAACCTTCTAGCAATTAAAAGTTTAGATCCATTAGGATTTGCTCCATACATTTCTTTAATGTTTTCTGGTTCTTTGCTGATGTCGAAAACGTCAGTAGCTTCCATTTGCATTGAGAATGCAGTTTCAAAAGTTTCCATACGAGCTTCAAATTGAGCATCGTATTGAACTGTATTTATATGATTTAAATTTAAAGCTTTTGTAAAATCTAATTGTCTTCTTTGTCTATCTAAAGACGAAAATTGACTTCTAATATTATTAATTAATTGATCTGCCGTAGCTCCAGGCCTGTAGTCTATGTTACTGCCTTGGTACATTCCAGGGAGAAACGCACTTTGTCTAGATACGGAAGATCCGTTTAGACTAATAAAGCCTGGCATATTTTGATTTGTAGTGCCTAAACCATAAACAACCCAACTGCCCAAACTGGGTTTTGGAAGCTGTGGGCTTCCTGTGTGAAGAACTTTAGCTGCGATTCCATGATCTGGAATTTCAGCAAACATAGAATTAATTATTGCTATGTTGTCTGCGTGTTTGCTTAATTCGGGCCATACTTCTGAAATTTCAATTCCCGATTTCCCAGACTTGTGAAACTCAAATGGCGAAGCTAATAATTCTCCATGATCCATTTTTAATCCATTATTTTTCTGGAGAAATGGCTTGTAGTCAAAAGTGTCAACGCTAGATGGAGCGCCTCCAGCAAACAAATGAATGATTGCTTTCGCTTTAGTAGGAAAATGCGATTGTTTTGGAAGTGTCGGAGAAACCGCCTCTGCAACGTATGGATTTAAACCAAACATTGAATAAAGAGAAAGCCCTCCGAATCCCAATCCAAAATTGGTCAAAAATTCTCTTCTGTTAAAAAATTTAGGATGATTGTTGCAGTTCATTTTTATATTCTTTTAAATCTTGTATAGAAAACGCTTGGCGCTTCTTATGAAAGAAGGTTCTATTGTCATAGCACCATCCACATGATCCATGATTTCGGCAACTACGATCAAAGGATTTTGAGCCTTTATATGGTTTCCTATGTTCTTTTTTATGGAGGATTCCTTTTTCTAAAGACATACAATTATATTTACACAAAAAGACCTCCGTGTTGGAATCGAACCAACATTCGCAGTTTTGCAGACTGCTCCCTTAGCCATTTGGGTAACGGAGGAGGGAGCTACAGGTGAGAATTGAACTCACGAAAACCCGATTACAAATCGGGGCCATTACCACTCTGGTCACTGTAGCAATACATAATCTTACACAAGATAGTGGAAATGTGGGTAGTGTTGGACTCGAACCAACGATGCCCGAAGGCGGAAGATTTACAGTCTTCTGCAATAGCCGCTATGCGAACTACCCCAAAGTGGCTCCAAGACCTGGACTCGAACCAGGAACAATACCGTTAACAGCGGTAGGCTCTACCATTGAGCTATCTTGGAATAAATTTTCCAGTCTCTCCTAGAGTCACACCACTAATTTGAAGAGCTTTCGCCAATCAAACCTAGCGGCATGGAGCCACTAGCAGGTGTCGCAGGCTGAAATCACCCAAAGGCGATCTCGTTACTCCTTCCACACATGGTGGACGAGCTAATTAAAATCGTCTCTCCGATTAGTCACACAACTCTGATCGACCGTTTCCAGTCCTACTCCTCCGAGATTCCCAGAAGAGGCATGTGTCGCGTCTTAGCAGGATTTTACAGACCGCTACGTTCCAATTACGGTCTTACCTATTACCAGTGGGTTTGTGGTTACTAAGAGTGGTTGCAGGTACGGGATTTGCACCCATGATCTTCTGGTTATGAGCCAGACGACTTAACTACTTGTCCAACCTGCGGTTAAAAATTAATTACTTGTCGATAACCATTTTCGTAAACTTCTACGATTCTAAACTCAGGTCTACAGCGGACTGCATCTTTAGCTAACTGCAGTCCATCTAATTTACCATTCGTATTTAGAAAGAGATGCGCACTGTAAGCAGTAACGTATTCTCCTTTTGAATCGATGATTTCGTAACTTACAATTTTGCGTTGTAAGGGTTCGACAAATTCTTGCTTTTCCATTTTTACTTTCTACGAGAACATTCCAAAAGAACGTCGTGAATAAGGTGGCGGGTTCTATAATCTACAATTCGGCCCTTTTCATCTACAGGGCATTCGCGCAATGCTTGTTCAAGATCAAATTGTGGCCCAAAAACTTCGGCCATGCACTTCACTTTCCTCAAAATACCAATTTCTTTATACTTGAGGATGGCCCAAAGACAATCAATTTGAGCCATGTTAGAATTGCGGATTGCTTCTGTAAGCGTAGGAATTTCAGTTTCTGTTTGAGTTTGCATATGTAAATACTAACAAATTTGCGCTCAAAGTCAAGCTATTTTAGTTCCGTTTGCCAGAAAAGTTTTAGACAAATCCCAATTGTCTTGGTCAATAGCTGTTAAAAAGTTTTGTGTTCTATATATTGTTTTTGTGAGAATACTGTTTGAATGCTTTTTAAGCCATTCGTGTCTTGTTTTAACGTAAGCTTTAATCCATTCTTTTTCGTCTCCACCCGAAGCTGGAACAGTTTCTGAAAATCTATTTCTTAAAAATTTTAAGATAGAACCAGAATGAATAAAAGAATCATAAATAACAAGCATTGACAAATTTAATTTAAATCCATTTTTAGTAAACCATGCTTTTGCTGGCTCCCAATAATGAATATCAAAAAATTGGTCTTGCGTTCTTTGCATTATGGGATCTTTACTTGCTTCTTTTAAAATAGCAATGAGATTTTTGTCAGTAACAAGAGAACGGACTCCGATTTTGTCTTTATAAGGCTCGAACTTTTCCGCAATAGAGCCTTCATTTTTAATATACAAATTAACAAGCGCATTAAGATTTCCCCACTCGGTTGTTTGGCTTTTACCGTAGGTGATTTGCTTGATTCCGTTTGGTCCGTCTTCATATAAAGAAATACACCCATAATCTCCTTCGGGCGAACCACTTTCGAAGACGTTTACGATTTTTTGAATTTTATTTTTAATTTCTTCAGACATATCTAATCCTTATGTCCATTTTACACAATTTATATGGATCTGTAGTTCCAGCATAAGACATTGCTGATTTAATCCCTTGCTCGAATCTTTTCATTAAATCAATCATTGAGTCTTCAAAAACAAATAAAGTGGTTTGTTTCCCTTCCACGTATTTATCTTCGCCTTTATTTTGGGCGGAAGCTGAACCATAAAATAATTTATATTCTTTCTTTTCGCTTGAGTATGGAGCTGGACTATCAAAACACGAAGCAAAAAGAGAACCAACCATAATTAATGAAGCCCCAGCGTGTAATGCTTTGCAAACATCACCGACTTCCCTAATTTGACCGTCTGCAATGATTGGAACTTTTCTTGCGATTACTGAATTGTTCATTGCTTCAGAAATCTCTTTGACGAGGGAGTACATTGGAGTTCCAACTCCAGTTGTATTATAGGTAGTACAAGCGTATCCCATTGAAAGTCCAACCTTGATAATGTCTGCGCCCCAATCAACTAAATCTTTTGCTCCTTCTACTGAACCCACATTACCTACAATTAGGATTGGCTTCTTCTTCCAAGGAAGAGAGTGAAAGTATTTGCAGATTTTTTTAACATTTAAATTATGTCCATGAGCGACATCAATTGTTACATAGTGAACTGGAGCGCAAGAATCAGCAAGTTCTTCAAGAAATTGATAATCTTTTTCCTTCACCCCGACACTAATACTAACTAAAAGTTCGCCGTTTTTCTTTACGATCCAGTTCAAAATGTCTTCATAATCATAAAATCTATGAAGAATATAAAAGTATCCAGCCCTAGCTAATTCTTCTGCTTTCTCAAAAGAAATAGTACAAGCCATGTTTGATGGTAAAACTGGATTATTGAATAACCAATGAGAAGAACTAAACGACGGCAATTTAATCTTTGTAGAGAGTTCGTCTCTAGATAAGACTTCTGAATAATTTGGAACTAATATTACGTCTCTGTATGACAGTGCTAATTTCATGATAATTTACTAATTAAAATACAAAGATTTCCTAAAGAATCTCCAACTACGCAATAACCCTCCAGTAAGATTCCATCTTTTGATAACGTCACTCTTGGGCCAACATTCATAAAAATTTCTTGATGTTCTTTTATCTTAAAGACAAAAGCTCCTGCGGCACTTTCCAAGGTAACATTTGAAAATTCTTTATCTAATAAATCTGAAAAAATTTTATTTGCCCCGACGATTTTTATATCTGCTATTTTGTCCATATGTAAGTTTTCATACTATTACAGATGTCTTCCATTTTAATCAATGAAATTTCATCTTTTCTACCATCTCTAGTATATTTTGCATACAAGGCTTCTTTGGACGAAGAGACTTTCTTGTTTTGAACTATTCTTTCGCACAAGGTAACAAGATTCTTTCTGTTTATAATAAGAAAATCAGACTCTCTTTCAAAAGCAATGTAGTCAGCCGCGCCGTAAAGCCAACCATCTGCCCCAGCCACATTTTTAAATTCGACCCAAATCAGGTCGTCTGCAGTTAGCGAGTCTGATCTTGAAATTTTCTTTCGAGCTTTAACGTCAAAGGTATAAATTTTTTTGTTTTTATCTTCTACGAAGAAATCAATATGAGAAAGCTGCTGTCTTTTTGAAGCGTCTTTAACTAAAAATCCTTTTGATAGCGCAATTTTTTTAAATGTATTTTCCGCAAGATCGGAGTCTTTTTGATTTTGCCCAGTGTGATCGAAGCGGTTTCTGTACCCCATATAGTAAGTGTAATCTTTTTTGATTAAAAGTCAAATCCTATTATTATAAATTATGACAATTTCTAGAGATGAACTGAGTCTTCAAGCAAGAAGGGAGTTGGGAAAATCTTTTATTGAGTTGGAGCCAAGCGCAATTTTAGAATTTTATGAAATGTATTTTGATGTAGATCAAGAGCCCTTTAGATTCCATTCTGGAACAAATGGTTTAACAAAAGATATTATTTGGTCTGGAAAAAAATACTTCGCTTCAGCAATTGAAGTGGAAGGTTTTGAGGCAAACATACTTGGCCGCTTGCCAAGACCCAAGGTGACAGTAGCAAATACGGATTCTATTCTTTCTAACATTCTAAGAGATTATTCTGATTTTAGAAATGGAAAATTTGTTAGAATAAGAGTGTTTTTAAAAAATATAGATAACGAAAATTTTGATGAAAATCAAAATCCATTCGGCACTCCAAATCCTTTGAGTTATATTTCAAAGGAAAAATATATAGTTTCTCAAAAATTAATTGAAAATAAAGTATTGCTTCAGTTTGAATTAATCAGTCCGTTTGATTTGGAAAGTTTAGAAACTGCAACTCGCGCAATTTATGGAAGATATTGTTATTGGCAATATAGGGGAACTGGATGTGGTTATCAAGGAGATTTAATTTGTCAGGAAAATGATAAAAATTTTTCTCAATTACCATTGGGTCGGTTAAAAATAAACTCAAGCAAATTTAAAAATGGAACATTTGAAGAAACAATTAAGCAATATTTATGGCTAGAAGATAAAAATTATGTCAAAGGGGATATAGTTTATATAAGTAATATAGATTTTAATGGATTTAAAGATCCACCAAGAACTTGGTTTGTTTGCGTTGGTGATCATACTTCTTCAAGATTTTTAAGCCCAAATAAGTCGCCCGATCTTTGGCAAAAAGATGGTTGTTCAAAAACTATAAATGCTTGCAAAAAAAGATTTCAATCTGCAGTTGCTGTATATATTGGGGGTATTGAGTATTTACCAAATAATGATTTTGATACCGTAAATGGAATTTTGCCATTTGGCGGCTTCCCTGGAACCGATAGATTCCAATATGAATAAAATATCAATTTTTAAAGAAATTGACGCAATTGTTCCATTTTTAAAAAACGAAGGGGAAAGAAATTTATTTTGCGAAGTTTGCGGATTAATTGGTTTAACAGAAAATAATAAATTTATCTATCAAAGAATGCAAAACCGCTCAAAGGAGCCAGATAAATATTTTATAATAGATCCTTATGATTATTTGTCTTTCATAAAAGAAAATAAAATTTTAGGTATTTTTCATAGCCACTTGTCTGGCGATGAATTTGCGTCTTTATTTGACGAAAGAACTTCGGAAAATTGCTGCCTTCCATTTATTATTTATTCAATAACAACTGAAAAATTTTTTATTTATGAACCTCAATACAAGGATTATGATGTAAATATTATACAAAGGTTAAAGGAGAAAATGTGACGACGGTTAAATTTCATGGTTTTTTAAAAAAGAAATACGGAGATTCAGTTAAACTAAATCTTGGTAGAATTACCGATTTGGTTAGCGCCATTGATTCTATAAAAAAAGATTTTAGAAAAACTTTAAATGAACTTTCTCAAAATGGGAAGCATTACTCTGTAATTGCTTCTGAGATGGGAAAGGTATTAGAAGTGGTTCCAACGGTGATAGGATTTGGAAAATGGGCAATTCTCATAGCAGCAGTAATTTTAATGGTTGTTGGTATTGGGTGGGCAATAATGGCGGGTTTTACATTAGCAATGCTTGCTGGTGTGGGCACTGCTGCAACATTGGCATCAATGACTGCTGGTTTTTTAATAATGACTGGAATTAGTTTGGCAGTGACTGCATTAACGATGCCCAAACCAAATGCTCCGCCTAAACAAGGTAGGGCCACAGGAGGAGCTACTCAAACTTCATCCGCCAGAGCAAAATCTTATCTTTTTGACACAAGTCAAAACAGAGCTTTTCAAGGCGGAATAATTCCAATAGGTTATGGAAAATATAAAATTGCAAGCAAAATCATAAATATTTCTATAAAAAATTACGAACAATCGATTAATTTTGAAAAAAGCTTGCAAGAAGATTTTTTAGAAACATCTAACTTAGGCATAAATGACTAATATAATCATTAAAGGCGCTCTTGGTAAAAAATTTGGAGAATTTTTTAAATTTAAAATAAAAAATCCATTGGAAGCTTTTAGAGCTATAGAAGTAAATAGAAGTGGTTTTTTTGTCGAGTTGAAAAAATTAAGTCAAATGGGCTGCGACTATGCCATTATAGTTGATGGCGAAATTATAAAAGATAAACATGAATTAGAAGAGAATAAAAAAATAAAAACTATTTTTATTATTCCTACGATAATTGGAACTGGTTTTTTAGCTCCGATGATTGCTGCTGCAATAGGTCTTGCGGGCAGTAAAATTGCTATTTTTGTAATAGGAACAGTTCTACAAACAGCTTTTTCGTTAGGTGTTTCGTTTTTAATTTCAAGTTTGCAAAAAACGGCAGCTCCGCCACAACAAAAAATTGCAGTTGGTGGTGCTACTGCTGCAGTTGAAGCAAGGGGAAAATCTTTTATTTTTTCCAATTCTGAAAATACTGCGAAACAAGGTTCTTCAATTCCAGTTGGTTATGGAAAATTTAAAGTGAATAGTAATGTGGTTGCAATAAATATTAAAAATTACAACTCAAATATCACTAATGTAATTGAATTTACGCAGTTGCAACAATCATCTTTTATTTCTGATTTCATAGCAAATTAATGAAACATTTTCTAAATAAATCAAAATTAACGATAATGGGAGCTGGAGGTGGTGGTCCGCCAGCGCCCCCACCTCCTGTTGTAGTTCAATTTCCTAGCGTTTTGACGCCTCCTCAAATGGGAGACACAAATGCAATAAGTTCTTTCTCTTATGCCGAAATGATAGACCTTTTGTCTGATGGTCCAATTGAAGGTTTAATAAATAGAGATGGCAAAAAACTATATGACGAAAATATATACGAAGGCATTTATTTAAATGACACGCCAATAAAAGAAAGTTCCGCTAGAGATATTCAGTTTATACCAATGGGTTTTATAAAGGACAAATTAAAATCCTTGTGGAAGATAAACGAACAAGAGTATAGAACTTTAACAAAAGATCAAGAATTAAATTTACTTATAACCGAGCAAGAAGTTTCTATTTTTGATAAAAATTTTACAGGCCCAATTCAAATTACTAGCTATCATCCAGATAATTCAGTTTTAAAATTTATTGAATTAACAACAAAAAATTTTGATTCAATTGAATTATTAAATAGGGCTTTTGAATTAATACCAGTAAAACAGGAAAAATTATTTTTAACAAAGATAACTATTCCTAGAATAAGAGCATTTTTAAATTCAAATTTATTTGATTCGACTGAAGGCGGGGTAAATCAGGATTATCCAATAAATTTGGATATTCCAAATTTAGGTAATCATTTTTATTTCTCTATAGGTTCAGAAAATTTAAATTCGTTTAATTATTTTGAGATGCCTAGAACTTTTTTGAGAAAAAGTTATCAAACTCCTAGCGGCAAAAATACAGTAATTAAAAATTTAATTTCTGTAGATTCAAATTTTCTTCAGTATGACTTTCTAAATATAGAAATTTTCATATGGTCGATATATGATGAAGAATTGGGAATAAAAAAAATAGAGGACGCTTTAGATAGATATTTTAATTATATATATGTTTATCAAAATAGAGAATCTTTATTTAATTACAATTTAGTTCAAGCTGAATTTAAAAATGGCTCTGAAATTCAAGCTCCTCTTAGATATTTTAAGAATGTACAAATTGACACTGAATACAATAAAGAACTAGTTGGACCATTTAAAATTAAAAACGCACTATCTCCCATAAATAGTGCATTTGCTCCAGGCGGAGTTGCTAGAATTTGCGATTATGCAGGCGGTGGATTTTCAAACTTAACTGATAATGATATAAAAAATGAAACTAGTGATGACATAAGATGGGTTAAAAATTGGCCAGTTGAATATAGGAAAAATGGAAACCCATTTATTGCGAGAAGCGTAAGATTCAATTATGCAATTTATGATAAAACTTCTGCTCAAAAAAGTGAACAAAAAGCGGTCCCAGTTACTCATTATATAAATAATAATAATGTTGAAGACATTTATGTAACTATTTCAGTAAATGCATTAAATGACATGGCTCATATTGACATGAGTACTTCTACTAGTGCGCATACTACATTAGGCATTACAAAATCTGAACAACTTGATGATGTCCCTAAAGGATTTAAAACTTATGGAGACATATTGAATCCAAATAGATATTCTTTTTCTAGCAATAGCAGTAAAGTATTGTTAGCTGTTGATGATGGAACATATTTTAATATAATTGGAGGTGGTGACGATATTACAATTGTAAATACTTGCATTAGTGAGGTTATTAATAAATCAAAAACATATTACGATGCCATATCAGAATTTAGTAAAATTTATACTAAAAATAGTAACGTATCAACAGATAAAACTTTAGAAGAACTTTTTTCTCCAAAGTATTCTTTGGCAACAATGTCAAATGGTTTTACGTTAAAAAATTATCTCATACCTACACAATATTGCGCATTACAAGGAGGATTTAGAGTATTAAAAAACCAATTAGACCCTTCTTCATTTGATGCGAAATTAAAGACAAAAAACGATGATAATTCTTTATTTTATGAATTTGGACTAAGGGACAGAGATTTAGTTTCCACCGTTGTCACAAGTGCTTATTCTGCGACTAGTACTACTACAAATTTTGGCATTCTTCCCGCTGGAAATACTCTTGCAACAATTACAGTAAATTATAAAACTGCAGCCACTTCAAGTACTAGTACTAGATATGTTATATCGACCAAAATAAATTCAATTATTCCTTGGCACGAAATTTTTGCATCTTGGCAATTTTCTACAACAAATTATAGAATTGGATCTTTGGCCGAAAATTTGACAAGTTATCACGCCTTATTCTCTCCTAATAAATATATAAATATATATAACTATATAGTTTATCCATTTTTGAAAATACCAGCAGTAAATGGAGCAAGAAGCAGCACTTCTATTCAAGACATTTTTTTAATTGGTTTAAATAAAGCTTACCTTGAACAACAAACTTCATTTTGGAAAAAAGTTTCTCAAGGAAATGCTTACTATTTAAGTTTAGACGCTTTGGAAAATTTGCTTGAAGAATTTTCATTAAAAAATATAAATTTATTTGATTATTATACATACGGCAGTACAAGCGTTGTAAAAACAACATCAATTACAAATTATTCCTTAACAAAATTATTAGAAAATAATTTAATTAAATTTGAAAATGGAAAATTATTGAATGTTTCAAATATTTATAGTGTCACCTTTACTGATGTTTCACAAGATAAAACTGATTCTTTATATGCATCAAATCTAGCTAGTAATAAAAATTTTTACAATGATGTAAATATTTATTTATATAATAATTCTTTTTCTTCGATAACTCAAAAAGCTAAAATACTTACGGCTTCAAGTATTTTATTTTCTAATTTAGATTACGCTTATGGTGAATCAGCGTTTCATGCGGATACAATTATAACTTATACTTTATTTATTGATTCGGCTACTTATTTAGAAAATAAAGTGACTAATGGGTCAACTTTTTCAGAATTTAAATCTATAGATGGGAGTTGGATTCTTGAACCAAAAGATCCTACATTAAGTCCCTCAATACTAAGAAATGCTTGTCAAACAGTAGCAGCGGGAACAAAATTACCAACGACAGTAAAAATACAAATTGAAACTGGTTATGAAACTGAAGAAAATTCTTCTCCTTCTTTAGTTTTTGGAAATTATTTTTGTTATTGCTTTGATATATATGGTATATCTACAGATCAAGCCAGAATAGATATTGGTAGATCATCTCACCCCAGTGTTAAATCTTTTCTAGCTAACTTATCAAGATTAGCTGACCGATCTTCTAATTTTTATAAAAATCAAAAAGCTTATACTTTAGAGATAGAACATTTTAGTAATGGTTCTTTAGTAGATAGAAGTGGTTTTTTGAAAAATACTTTAGTTGGAACTTTTTTTGAAGATTTTTGTTTATCAAATATAAAAACTGGAACTCATTCAAGATTAGACGATGAAGTTTTAAATTATTTTGGTTTAGAGAAAGATTTTTGCCCTTTTTCCGCTGGTGGCCCTTCGTACGCTAAATATAATTCAATTTATAATGCTTTTGAATGTTATACTAAATATTGGGAACCTAATTTGCTTTTAGATCAAAATCATTTATATTGTGACGATCTTTATTACGCTCCTTACACAAAATTTTCTGATCAAAATTTAACTAAAACTTACTTTACCGCAAATCTCACGGATTGTATAGAAAATCCTTATCGATATAACACTTACAAAATAAAATGCGATACAGATCCAAATTGCTTCTTAGTTTTAAAAGTTAAAGAATTCACGATTGAATCTTTTGATAATTTAACTTTAACAGATCCAACCATTAATTACGACGCAAAAGGTTATTATTCAAACGAATTTATAATTTTTACTCATGGCTTAATAAGTGGAAATGTAACAAATAATCAATTAACTGGATTTAATTATTGCCCGCAATACAGGGCCATTTCGCATGAAATGGTTAAGGATTATTTCGGTTCAAACGCATATTATTCTGGATTTGATTATTTATATTATAAATCGAATCTTGGCATGACTAAAAAAAGCCTTCCTAGTAAATTTGGATCTTTTTTATCTGATGTCATATGTGAGAGTAGTACTAGTTGGCCAATCACAACTACTGTTAATGCAAATGGTGGCAATACCATTAAAGTGGATTTAAAAAATAATGTTTCTCCAAGTCATTTTTCTTCTATTTTGCATTTATCGCATGAATATATTACTGAATCAAATACTTTTGGTTTTTCCTCTTATGGAGATTTGGCAGACAAAATAGACGCTACTAATAACTGTACCGCTTTAACTTCGAATGCTAAATTATTAACTAGTGCAGGATTTACTGAGATAACCTCCAACTATTCAAATATTTTTAATGATTCAAATCAACAAAATTTTTGCCTTTTGCTTGAAAAGGAAATAAAAAATGCAAAAACTTATTGTTCAGTCATTGAATTAAGTAAAACTGATATTAGAAATAAATTATGTAAATATTTTACGCATAATGAATGCGCAATTGATAATTTGTTTTTTGATGGAGCTGATCTTTATTTAAGATCAACGGCTGCTCAAAAAACTGCATTAAAAAATTTATCTCCAGACGTCAGCACTTTAGCTCAAGGCGTTAATAGAATATTTGATAAAACTTATTACGATTACATAAATAAAACTAATGCAGATGGTAGCGCAAATTTTCTGAGAGTTTTTCAAAAACAAATTCCCAATAGTTCTGCATTTGTTAATGCAATTTATATAAAAACAATTACAGAATTAAAAGATAAAAGATATGACATTTTACTTGAGAATAGGGTGCCTGGATTGCCAATCGTCCCAATTGTTATTTATCCAAAAATTTGGATTATACATGATAAAAAATTAAATGTTATTTTAGTCATAATGAATGATTGGGGCAATGGTTCGATTGCAAATAAATATGTAAATACTCAAACTGGGCAAGGAATAGAAGATCATATAGATATAATTAGATTAGATTGGTTTAGAGAAGAAAGTCCTGCTACGATTTCACTAGACAATATTGGTAAAACTGCGGTATCTGCTACTGTTGGGTCAGCACAAATTGTATATGCAGTGGATGAATATGGAAACCAAATGATCGATCAAGATGGAAATCTTATTCTAACATATTTACTTTCAAATGAGTATGGAGGAACTATTCTTACCGCTATAGAATTAAACAGATTAGTCGATAATTTTATAACTTCTAAAGTAGAAGTTATTAGCCGAACAGGGCCAGTTACTATAAATTGGAATGATAAAAATTATTGGCTTTTTAGTGCTGTTACATATATAGGTGATCCACCTGCTACATTCGCAACTGTTAATGATAATAAAGAACTTTTTGTAAAAGGTTTCGTAGTTCTTTCGTGGATCGTAGATGTGCCAACTTGGGCTCCATAGGCGAAGCTCTCTCTAGAATTTTTAAATTATTTTTACATATGGCAAATATTTATCCCAACATTGAAATTAATTTCCCTTATCCCGACTTCTACAATGATGCATGGACTAATTCAAAATCATTTATATTAAATGTAAATGGTGTTAATAAATCTTATTGTTATATTAAGCAAGATGTTTCACCTTCTATTACTGACTCGCAACTAGCAACAGAAATAACTAAAATTTTGCAATCGAAGGGAATTGCAAATGACTTAAGTTTTTTAGAAGATTTTTACCCTTTTAAGGGAGCAGCAAATTATAATGGAAGATTAGACATTTATTATTTGGGCCAGAATGCTCTTACAAATATTCCAAGAAATGAAACAAATGTCTTTGCAAATGATGCTGGTTTAAAAATAAGAATCCCTCCACCTAAAGTTGATAAAAGTGGAAAAGTAATAAGAAGGTTTGTTAAAGTTACAAGATTGTCTCACGAAACTCTATCTCCTTTAATTTCTAAAAGTGTCTCTTTGCAAAAAGTCACGGAAATTATACAACAAAATTTTTCATATCCATTGTCGTCCATAGTAGGAATGAAATTGGATTCAAGAAGCTTCTCTCAAATTCCCAGTAGAACATTTGAATGTAAATTAAAAAAAGTATTAGTGCCCTCTAATTATTTTCCTTTAAATGATAAAGATGAAGATCATAGATATTTAATGTCAAGTGTTAACAAAGCTGTAATTTACGCGGGAGATTGGGATGGAACATTTAAATTTGCTTGGACCAACAATCCAGCATGGATAATAATGGACATGCTTGTTAATAAAAGATATGGTTTGGGCAACTATATAGAGTCTGAACAAGTGGATATTTGGGAACTTTATAAAATAGCAAGATGGTGTGATGCAGTTGACGAAAATGGTATTTTTAAAGGCGTGCCTAATGGGTTAGGAGGTATTGAACCGAGACACGCCTTTAATGCAGTAATACAAGAAAAATTTAATATTTTTGACATGATTAATCAAATTGCTTCTGTTTTCAAAGGAAATGTTTATTACATGAATTCCTTAATTACGTTCAGTGCGGAAATGCCAAAACCACCAGTTGGAGAATTTACAAATTCTGACGTAAAAGATGGACTATTTAATTATACAAATCTTAAAAAAGATGAAGAATTTACGGCTGTTGATGTAGCTTTTGTTGATGAAAAAAATAATTATAAGCCAGCGATTGAATACGTTGAAGATTCAGATGGAATTAGAAAAAGGGGAATATTAAAAAAAGAAGTAAATGCTTTTGGCGTGACCTCTAGGGCTCAAGCCAAAAGAGTTGGTAAGCACTTTTTACATCATACCGCAAAAGAAAATTTAAATGTAAATTTTACAACTGATATGAGAGCTTTGCTATACAAACCTGGAGATATTATAAGAATACACGACGAACTTTTAAGTTCGTATAAAAATTACGGAAAAATACTGAGCATTGAAAATGTAGTTGGTGCTGACGCCTTATTTAAAATAACCATAGATAAGCATATTGAATCGGGAATTTATGATACTGGTTCAATAACTTTATATACGCCCTTAGCAAAGCCAAAATATGAAGACATGGCTTCGTATTCAGAATTCGTTCCAACTTCAGTAAATTTGGTGACGAATAATTCTCCAATTGGAAATATTTTAACAAAATTTATTACTGACGATGACCCATCTTTAAGTGCTGTAAGCGTACCAAGTTTAACATTAACTCCATATAGATCAAATCCAAATAATTGGAGTTTTTCTGGTAAATTTAAACAGCAATTTACTCAACCTCCATCAACTACTCCTATAGATAAATTAATTAATATTTATTCTTTTTATAAAGAAGGTGATTTATATGGGATTCCATCTCAACACGGACATTGGGAAATAAAAACTGGCGATTACGAAATTGACTCTCTCTCCACTTATAGTGGAAGAAGAATTATTTTAGATTCTGTTCTAAATGAAGAAATAAAAATTCAATCTCCACATAAGAAATACTTTTTTGAATATTTTGACAGTGGAAGATTTGTAAATCTATCTGGAACTGGAATTGGTGGAACTCTAATATATACTGGATATTATTTTAATCCCGAATCTAATGCACAATATATAAAATTTAATACGGTTGAATATAAAAAACCAGAAATTGCATATTCAAGAATTTTAGAAAATGATAGGCCTTCTATTGAGTCTTTTCTAATTTCTGAATATTTAAACTCTGGACATACTGGAGAGAATGGAGTTTTATTGAATAAATATTCAGAAGTTAAAGTTTTTAAAAAACGAGAAGTTCCAAACGTATTAGACTTTTTTGCAACTGGATCGGCATACTCAATTAATATTTTAAATAAAAATGTTCCAAATTTCAGAATTCTTTCTATAACTGAAAATTATATAAATGAATATGATATATTTGCGACTCAATTTGATCAAAATAAATTTGCAGAAATAGAAGAGTCTCAAGTTGACAATTTAGAAGATACGTTTAATGCTTTATATGGTTATACTTCAGCAAAATCTTTAAGTGTTGACGATTTATTAAAAACTCCAATTTTGCAACCAATTCAAATTTTTGAATTTGAATCAAATAAATATTTAAATATAACTTGGAATTTAGATACAAATGACATTTCGTCTTTATCTTATTTAAGATTTAAAATATCAATTCAAACCCCATCCAGACAAACTTCAAATTTTGAAATAGATAATTTAACCTTTGATCAAACCTATGATAAAAATTCAAATTTATTTGTTTACAATGCGTTTAAAGTAGCAAGAGAAGAAGTAGGAACTTATATTGTGCAAGTTCAAACTTTTTATGATGAAGCGGGCATGTACAAATTTTCTACACCAGCAAAGAGAAGTTTCTACTATTTGAATTATTAAAGTTTTTTTACAAAAACCTCAGAATCTTTTTCGAAGCCAATTGCTTTATAAAACTTCTTTATCTTTTCTGAAAGAGGATGTCTCTCAACGGCATTCATAAAAATATATTCGCATTTTTGAGATTTGGCAAAATTGACCGCTTCTTTGTACAAGAGTAATCCCACGGAAGAATTTTTAGAAAGCCAAAGATATTCATCCATTATTTTCTTGCCAAATTTTTCAGATTTTCTAGTTATGCCAATAAATATTGAGTCCCACTTTTCGCCATTAAAGTAGGCCCAAACATGTATGTTCCAAATTAAAAGAGATTCATGCGATATAGATTCAGCTATTAAATCTACATCGTGTTTTAAATTTAAAGCGTGTCCATAAATTTCGTTATCGTTAACGTGAAAAGAATGAACGTCTTCAAAAACTTTTTTTAATTCTTCGGTATTGATTATTTTTTTGACAAAGGATTTTGACATACTATTTAATAAGAGATATTAATTTCCTACATTCTTTAGCTGGAATATCTTTAAATGAAGCCCAAGATTTTGCATCTTCATTCTGATAAACTTCTTCCGTCCAAAGTTTTCTTAGAAGATTTTTAAACTCATCAAAGTCTTGGCATCTAGCTTTTTCTTTTGCTATTCTTTTTAAGATCCCGTGCGGAGTGATGTCAGATACTACTTGTTCAGTATTTTCATACTGAGAGACTTTATTTCGAGACTTGTCAATCTCCTCGTCTCCAACAATGTGAATATTTAAAAAGTTTCTAACGCATCGAACAAAAGCTCGATTCGTGGCAATTGTTTCTAAAAATTTAGCACAAAAATCATCAGTGTTTTGCAAAGTTGCATTTGCAATATCCTCAAAATAAATCTCACTTTCAAAAGATGATTCTCTCCACTGAATTCCACACTTAACGACTACATAATCTTTTTCAGACTTTACTACTTCGTATCTTACTGATTTATATCCACGAAGCTTTGCGAGTTCTTTGATGCCTCCTAATTTAATTAAGAGTTGGTTATCTGCCAAACCTTCAATGGAATCTGGAATAGTTTGATTTCTTCTTTCAAACCAATCTTTATTGGGATAAAGATGTTCCGATTTGATCATTGCTCTCCAATTGATCGTTCCGTCCTCGTTCAACTTGAATTTCGTTTGCTCTTCCTGTTTGTTCATAGAAATAAAAATGTTCTGCATCTTTCCAGAATGCATCATCATCATAGATGACTTCATTATTAGTGTCAAGCTGTTTGTTCGATTTAACGTGAGCTTCGCTAGCAAAAATTTTACCTTCTGAAATAAGAAACTTATTGGTCAAAAATTTTGAATTTATTTTTTCCGTTCTCGAAATTCTTTCCTGCAGGTCATCATGTTCAACTTTAAAATCAAAATATTTATTTCTTAATTCTGAAAGCTTTTCTTTGTTTTGAGTGCATAAAACAAAATTAATTTTAAATTTCTTAAGCTCTTCGAAATATTCGTTTTCAATTTCTATGTCATCAATCTTAAAGAAAACTTGTTCTATATTTTTTTGAAATTGTCCAAGCAGAGCAATTGGTAGTTTTTGATTTACAATGATTTTTACTTTATAGTTGTGACACCAAAAAGCAATAATTTGATCATCATAATGTAAGTCGCCTCTGATATACAATGTTTTATTTTTTTGATCTTCAAGATTTGCTCTAAAGTTTGGAATCACTTCGAAAATAGGAACATGATAATGGCTTCCTATTTTTAAAGTTTTAAAATTAACAGTCTCATCGATCTTGAGTAATTTTAGAGCCGAATTTACTATATCTTCTGGCTTAATTGTTCTTATTGTTTTAGGGCTTTCTTGATACGAAAAAGACGGCTTATTTCCTTTTTTATCTGACTCTAATAAAATCGTATTCTCTGAGGACGACCAGTACGGATACGCATTAGATGGGTAAATATGGGAGTATAAGGCCACAATAGGAGTATTGTAATTGCTAGCCATGTGAATCGGCAAGCTATCTATTCCTATGTGTAAACTAGATTTCTTTAATAAATAAGCTGACTGCTTATATGTTAAATTCAAAAATCTTCCATCTGTATTTTCTAATACTGGGTCTTGAGGTCCGCCAATTTGATATATTTCATATCCATGTTTTTGCAAAATTGGCTTCAACAGATTTACTACCTGTGGAAAATATTCATAAGCTTTTGAATCAATTTTATTATCAGAATGAATTGTCACGTATTTTTCCGCTAAAACTGGATAAAAATGATCTACAATAACTGGCTTGCCGATTTTTACGCCCAAAGATTTTGCGTATTCCTCTATAAGATGTCCCATATTATTTTAATGAAAATTGAAGTTTGTCTTTTCCGTTATGTTGATAACCAAATAGTTTTTGGGTAGTGATGTGCGGCAAGAATGCAACTTCAAAAAATCCCTTATGTGCTGACTGACCCTCTAAAAATAATAAATTGTCGCACATTGGACTATACTGCACACATTTATGAACCGCTGGATTGTCTCTAATTAGATCAAAGAATTTAGGATCTGTAAAAATGTACAGATTGTATTCTGGATATAATTGTTTTAAATTCTCAAGAAGAGCATTGACTAAAAAGACATCTCCGCCAGATTGAGGAATGACTACTGCCATTCTCTTGCCCGCGTCGTCTTTATCCAAAAGATCTTCAAAGTCAATTGTTTTTGGTTTATTTAATTTTTGTTTGGCTTGTTCGATTATGTGATTAAAAACCTGTTCTTTTGAAATTCCAAATTTTAATTGATTGCATAAGTCAATGCAACTGGCGTGATTTTTATCAATCTTTTCATTTAAAATATTTTCGTAAAGATCAATAATAAACTCTTCATTGTCTTGAATTTGTGGAAACTTATAATTTGGATTAACTTGTTTTTCCTCAAAAGTTAAATTGGAATAATCAATTTCTGGCATTTCGTCAAAAATTTTCTCAAGCTTTGAACCGATTGATTCTACTGAAAAGTTTTCTATTGTCCAATCTCTTGCGAGTTTGCCAAGTTTTGCTCTTTTATCTGGATGTAGGAAAAATACGTCAGTTAATTTTTCACAAATGCTCTTGGGCAAAGTGGACGCTTTAATAAATTGGGTTCCAGGTTCTCTGTACTCAACCCACTCTAATGGCATTCCACCGCTTTCTAAAGTACAAGTATCTTCGCCACAAGAGTAATTTGTAACCAATGTAATTAGCTCTGCTAATTTAGCTTCTTGAATTGGAATCTCTTGTCCTCCACTAGTGAAGGGATGGCAATAAACATCCATTAAATTATAAATTTCATTTAACTGCTTGTCTGAGACTCCAGCTCCAACATTTGTTGTTATTTGGCTATTTGAAGTTCCACAGAACTTACAAGGAATATTTTGCTTTGTAAAGGGCTTGACTTCATATTCAGAACAAGCGTGGCAAAAATAAGTGGTATATACTAATTCATTTGGTATGCCCTTTTCTCTCAAAAGTCTTGGAATGTCCCAACCTTCGGACCAATGCGTGTGAAGCAATAATTTTGCATTAGCTTGTGGAGTTTGAATTCTAAACTCATTAAATCCATCCAATAGATTTGGAACAGATTTTCTTAATTGATTTCTAAAAACGAAACCAGTCACAAATGAATCTGTCAAATTAAATTTTTCTTTTAATTTTTGTTTCTCTGAAGCTTCTAGCTTAAAAAATTTAGAAGTATCCAAGCATCCACGCAAAGTCTTAACGTGATCATAGCCTAGCTGCTTCATTGCTTTTTCAGCAAAAGAAGCCCATACATAATAATTTTTAATTTTGGGCGCGGCATTAATTGCATCTGGTAAGATGGGCAAACTGTCAAGAGTTGTCCAAATCATCGAATTAATTTTGTCCCACCAAGGCTTGTCCCAATATCCTAAAAAGCCCCAAATATCTTCTGTTCCAACATAAATATCTGGTTTTTCCAAATTAATGAGTTCGTCAATCATTCCAGCTCCATAACCAAGAGATCTTTCAATGTTTGGGTCTTGAGCTTTAAGCCTTTCAGCTTTTTCGTGCGGGGGAAAAGTACCATAACTTTTCCAAGGCTGTCTTTTTGTTTCTTCTGACTGAAAGGGAATTCCATTCGCAGCTTCAACAATGTCGTACTTGCCAGTCTGAAATAGATATCTTAGAATATTTTTTGTATTCTTTCCAAATCCAGTAAAAGCTCTGGAATAATTTGAATGAAATAAAATTTTCTTTTTCTTCATTTTAGTTTGTAGATTTTTCTACAGAGAAAATTTGAGATAAGCAAAATTTAATAAATTCAGATAAAGCTTCAGCTTCGGCTAGTTCAATTCCAATGCCAAATTTTTGATTTCCATTTCTTGAGATTGAAAAGGAGAATGCCTCAGATCCATCTTTCTTGCTGTATGGTTTAAAAGAAATTTGTGTTTTATTTTCTTCGAAAGAGTGAAAAGCGGAAAATTCTGTATAAACTCTGATTGCTCGCAGCAAACCTCCTAATTCATTTACGTTTAGTTTAATGTTAGCCGTCTTTTCTGGATTTTTTGCATTTTCGGAGAAAGATCCAGTTTTTGTATTTTCGTTCCAAGAGCCCTGCTGGATTGCGCTAACGTATACGGCCTTTTCCCCGTTTTTACCTTGTCCCAATTTGAATTGAAAAGCGCATCCAGTTACCTTTGGATTAGGTTTATATAGACTAAAATTCATACTAGATTATAATTAAATACTACTGTCTTTCTAAAAGTGTAAGAAATAAATATATGGCGGAAAATTATATAAATTCAGTAAAAATTTTTGGATATACTGGAAATTTAACGGGAACCGTGCAATGCATACCAGGTGCCTCATTTTTACATGGCGTTTACAATGCAGCGAATAACGCTGCCGCAAGCGTTAAAGTAGATTCGTACAGTATATATATAAGTGCAGGAAGAGTCGAATTTCCAGTGCCAGTGTCGTTCCAATGTTTTTCTGGCGGTTTACCATATACATTAATTTATAGTTAAAATGCATAAAACTTATTTAAAAACATCAAAAAGTTTATCTTTGGTTGGCGGAGCGGCTTCAGTTACTTTGCCAAATGGTAGTTTTTTGCACGCTGTTTACGCCTCTGGAAATACAAATAGTTTAGTTACGTTGGATGATAAATTTATCTTTTTTGGGAGTGCCCAGCCAATTCAATTCACAGTCCCTGTTCCAGTTTCATTGATAAAATCAAGTTCGAATGTAACTATTATTTATACTTAAGATGCCAAATCCCGTTTACAAATCATCAGACGTTTATCACGGAAAAGCTAATCCGCAGTTCTCCTATATTTACGATGGAGATACGGCGGAATGGCGACCAATGACGCCTGCCGATTTGGCTGGGCTAGGCGACAGTTCATTATTAAAACCTCCAACCAGTTCTGGTTATAGAAACATTAACTTATCTGGAGATCCTCAAGTCGTAAGTCAAACAGCTACGAAATTAGTGGGTTTCTTTTTTGATAATAGTTTTAATGATGAACCATTATTTATTCAATTTTATAGTTACCCTTATAATCCAGCTAGTCCGATTTTGACATATCCAATATATGCCAACTCTGCTCTTGATCAAATGTTTCCATATTCAATTCAACAATTTGAAGGAATTGTTGTAAAGGTATCAGAAGATAGAGAGGGAATTTATCCTTGGGGCGGCAACGGCGGAACTGGCTTAATGACCAATGTTTATTATCGAGCGTAAATATGGGTCTATACAAAAGAATATCTAGAGTAAACTTAACAGGATTCCCTGTTTTTGGCATAAATCCACATGCACAAAACAGCGGAGAAATGATTTTATCAAATAGTTATTACCCTTCTGGGGCGACACAATTTTCTTATTTTGTTTGTTCTAGAGATACTGAGGGGGTTGATTTTAACGGAAATCAAGGGTGCTGTATTGGATGCTTTGACATTAAATTGCGAAAAAATTATACAAATCAAGCTTGGTTAATTAAAAGCTCTTTAATTGGAATAGGCCAACATTGGAATGGAAATACAGATCAACATTACTCGGTAGATTCTTCCATGTTCGTTTATTCAGATTTTGAAAATACTTATAACGTAAGCGGTCCATTTACCACTACTTACAGCAAAAGCCAACTTTCTTTTTCTGTTGACGCTCAAACGGGAGTTAGTGGAGTAATATTTAGAGTTCATGATTCTCCCGTGACTAAAATGAAATGGACAAATAAAATTGAAGTTGTTCAATCAATATATGAAGAAGAAATTAATTTATTGACTACACAACAGCAAATAGAAAATTTTCT